CACCCGCCGCCGTCATCTACGCCATCGTCGACGGCCGCCACATCCCAGCCATCCTCACCCTCGCCCCGCTCGAGGACTACACCCCCGAGCAGCGCGAGCTCGCCGCCATCGTCTGGCACTTCATGGGCGGCCGCCTCGTCCTCGCCGCCCCATGAGCCGGAGTCTCGCCTCGCCTCGTCATGCCTTGCCGGGCCCAGTCCAGCCGGGCCTCGTCGCGCCCAGCCAGGCCTGGCCGGGACGTGCCGCGACCGAGCCTGCCATGCGATGCCGAGACACCGCACCCTAGACGACGGATGGCACGCTCAACACCACATCTTTGCGCCGCGCCGAATTGCGAGGTTGTCCTGCTCGACGGGCCCGGCCGGTGCCCCGACCACCGCGCCACCCCACGCTCCGGTACACCCGGCTACGGCGCCGCATGGCGACGCGTTCGCAACGCCTACCTCGCTGAGTTCCCCAACTGCGAATGGCCCGGCTGCACCAGGCCGGCTCTCGATGTCCACCACATTGACGGCCGGCATCCGTCGGAGCCCGGCGCAAACGCATGGAGCAACCTGCAAGCGCTCTGCCGTTCGCATCACCGTCACGAGACGGAGCACACCAAGCGCGCGCGGAGGACAGCGTGATCGAGCTGCGCTGCGACACCTGCCGCCTGGTCTGGCACGAGGACCGCGAGCCCGGCGACACGAACGTCGGCCCGCACGGCCTCGTCTGCCCGCGCTGCCACGTCTTCGGGGGTGGGGGGGCAAGTTCGACGCGGACTCGCGAAGAGCAAGCTCACGCGGCATCCGGACCGGAAATCGAGCCCAGGGCCGGGGGCTGAGGTGCCGACCACCGACATTCCGGCCACGCTGGCAGCGCTGCGGGTGCCGGTGGGGTCGCTGCGCCCCTACGGGCGCAACCCGCGGCGCGGGAACCTGCAGGCGATCCGCGAGTCGCTGCAGGCGCACGGCCAGTACCGACCGCTGGTGGTCAACCGGCGCTCCGGCGAGGTGCTGGCCGGCAATCACACGCTGAAGGCGGCGCTCGAGCTCGGCTGGGAGGAGATCGCGGTCACCTACGTCGACGTCGACGAGGAGCAGGCGGCGAGGATCGTGCTGGTCGACAACCGCGCCAACGATCTGGCCGGCTACGACGACGCGGGGCTCGCCGCGCTGCTCGAGGGGCTCCCGACGCTCGCCGGGACCGGGTACACCGCCACGGACCTGGATCGGCTGTTGGCCTCGCTGGGCACCGGCCGCGAGGGGACCGACACCGAACCGGGCGAGGTGCCGGAGCAGCCGCGCACGCAGCCCGGCGACCTCTACCTGCTCGGCGAGCACCGGCTGCTGTGCGGCGACGCCACCAGCCGGGCTGACCTCGAGCGGCTGATGGCCGGCGAGGTGGCCGAGGTGCTGTGGGCCGATCCGCCGTACGGCGTCGACTACGTGGGCAAGACCAAGGACGCCCTGCGGCTGCGCAACGATCACGGCGATCAGCTGCGCGGTCTGCTCGCCGAGGCGCTCCCGATCCTCGACGGGGCGCTGGTGCCGAGCGGCCGCTGGTACGTCGCTGCGCCGGCGGGACCTCGCGGCACCGTCTTCCGCGTCGCGCTCGACGAGGCAGGCTGGTCGTTTCACCAGGCGCTGGTGTGGGTGAAGGACGCGATGGTGCTCGGCCACAGCGACTACCACTACCGCCACGAGGACGTGCTCTACGGCTGGAAGCCGGGCCCGGGCCGCGCCGGACGCGGACGGCACAACGGGTCGCGCTGGTACGGCGACCACACGCAGACCACGGTGTTCGAGATTCCCCGACCAAAGGCGTCCCGTGAGCACCCGACGATCAAGCCCGTCGAGCTCGTCGAGCGGTGTCTGGGCAACTCGAGCGCTCCTGGGCAGCTCGTGGTCGACCCGTTCGCCGGCAGCGGGACGACGCTGATCGCCGCTGACAACCTCGATCGCCGCTGCTACGCCCTCGACATCGACCCCGCCTACTGCGACGTGATTGTCGATCGCTGGGAGCGCCACACCGGCCGGGAGGCCACGCGTGCCTGACCAGTGCGCCTCGCGCACCAAGACCGGCGCGCGGTGCAGGCGTCCGGCCGCCGACGGCCAGGAGTTGTGCGGGCTGCACGCGCGCGGCGACCACACCGCGCTGACGGATGAGCTTGCCGATCGGCTGACCGACATGCTCAGGGCCGGCAACAGCGTGGTGGCGGCCACCGCGGCGGTGGGGATCAGCCGCCAGGCGTTCGGGTACTGGATGCGCCGCGGGGAGCGCGGCGAGGAGCCTTATCAGGACTTCCGCGATCGCGTCGAGAAGGCGCGCGCCGAGGCCGAGGTCCGCCACGTCACCCAGATCGCGGTGGCCGCCGGTCGGGACTGGCGCGCCGGCGCCTGGATCCTGGACCGGCAGATCGGCAAGGACCTCGAGCCGGTCAAGCCGCCGGACACTGACGAGCTGACCGCCGCGGCCGCGGCGCAGGCGCGGGAGGAGGCGCTGCACACGCTGGCCGCCATCGGCGAGACCCCGGTGCTCAGTGCCGGTGCGATCGACCGGTACGCCGCCGCCGTGGCCGCCTGGCGCGTGCTCGAGCACCAGTGGACGGATCTCGGGCGGCCCGGCACCACCCTCGGTGGCGCCACCGGCCAGGCGCACGTTCCGCACCCGCTGGTGTCGCAGATCGCCGTCGCCCGCCGTGAGGCCGCCCAGTTGGGGTCGATGCTCGGGCTGGACCCGCGGGGCCGGCAGAAGCTGTCGCGTCGCGTCGGTGCTGGCCGGCCGCCGGGGGCCGCGTCGGCGCCTGACCGGGCCGCGCCGCCGCGCCGGACGCTCAGGAGCGTGTCGTGAGCGCCACGGTCGCCGCGCCGTGGGAGGCGTACGCGCAGGCCACTCGCGTCGACCACTTCGCCGACTGGTGCGCCCAGCACTGCGTGCAGTCCGTCGACCGGTTCGCCGGCCAGCCGCTCGAGCTCGAGGACTTTCAGCACGACATGATGGGCGAGGCGCTGGCCGAACTCGCCGAGGACGAGGCGTACTGGCAGACCGTCGGCCTCGTGATCCCCAAGAAGAACGGCAAGACGTCGCTGCTGGCCGCCTACGGCCTCTACCACCTGCTCGAGGACGAGGGCGCCCCGGAGATCCTGCTCGCTGCCGCGTCGGACAAGCAGGCCGGCCGGCTGTTCCGGGCCGCCACCGCGTTCGCCAGGGCGGATCCGTGGTTGCACGGCCAGTTGGTCATCCGTGAGCACGAGGGCGAGATCGCCCGCGACGACGGGTTCGCCACCCTCTACCGGGTCTCCGGGGACTCCGGAACCCTCTCCGGCTACAACCCGTCGCTGGTGATCGCCGACGAGCTCGCCGACTGGCGCACTCCCCGGCGGCGGCGGGCGTGGTCGATGCTGGCCACCGGCGGCATGGTGCGCCGGCAGGTGCACGTCTTCGCCATTTCCACGGCCGGGGAACCGCAGGAACGCGTCGACGGGATCCTGGGTCAGCTCATCGACCGCAACGAAGCCGACGGCGACCTCGAGCGGGTGCACCGGGCGCTGACCATCAGCCGCAACCACCAGGCGCGCACCCTGGTCTACAACTACGACGCCAACACCAGCGAGGTCGACGACCTCGACGCGCTCGAGGCCGCGAATCCCGCGTCGTGGATCACCCGCGAACGGCTCGCCGAACTCGCGGCCAACCCCAGCCTCACCCCGGGCCGGTTTCTGCAGTTGCACGGCTGCGTGTGGACCGCGTCGGAGGGCGGCTACCTCGACCTCGAGGTGTGGCGGGAGCTCGGCCGCGACGATCGGCTGCGCGCGGGCGAGGAGGTGCTGCTCGGGTTCCGCGGCGGCGACACCTGCGCCCTGGTCGCCTGCCGGCGCGCCGACGGGATGCTGCACACCCTCGGCGTGTGGGACGACCACCCCGTCTCGGAGGCTATCGACGACACGCTGGCGTGGGCGACCGACACCTACCAGGTCGGGGCGGTGTTCAGCAGCCACACCCCGGAGTGGAAGTCGATGGTCGACGCCTGGCGCCAGGATCTCGGCAAGCGCCGGGTGACCGACGTCGACATTGCTCGCCCGTCGCCGCGGACCACCCAGATCACCGAGCGCTTCAAGGCCGACACCGTGGCTGGCCGGGTCCGCCACGACGGCTCCCGCCGCCTCGCCGCCCACGTCGTCGCCGCGAGGATCGCGCGTGCCCGCTCGCAGCCCTACCTGGTCCCCGACGCCCGCAACGGCACCCCGATCGCCGCCGCCCAGGCCGCCATGCTCGCGTGGGAGGCCCGCGCGCTCGGGGTGTGGCACGACACCGCCAAGACCCCGGGCCGGGCGATCTTCACATGAGCGACCTGCCGAATCTGCCCGACGGCCCCGACACGGTGTTCGCCGCTCCCGAGCGGCCACCGTATGACCCCGCGGACCCCGCCTGGTGGCTCGCCGTCCTCTCCGAACGCCTCGCCGTTCGCGCCCCCCGCTACCGCCAGCGGATCGACTACTACCGTGGCCGCCACGAACTGATGTTCCTCACCGACAAGTACCGGCAGGCCTTCGGCCGCTGGCTGCGAACCGTCAGCGACAACTGGTGCTCTGTGGTCATCGACGCCGTGGTAGAGCGGATGGCGGTGGAGGGCTTCCGGTTCGGCACCGACGCCGACGCGGACCGTCAGGCGTGGGACATCTGGCAGGCCAACGCCCTGGACGTCTACTCCGACGACCTGCACACCCTGATGCTGTGCTGCGGGGAGGCGGCCACCATCATCGAGGCCCCCGAGGCCGACGGCGGACTGCCGATCATCACCGTCGAGACCCCGTTGGAGGTCACCGTCTACGGCACCCCCCGCCAGCGGTTCGCCGCCCTGAAACGCACCCGCGGGTTCGACGGGCACATCTACGCCACCGTCTACCTGCCCGAGGCCAAGTACTTCTACGTCTCCGACAAGCCCGTCGATCCGGGCCGCGCCGCCTACGCGCGCTTCGAGGACGACGGCTCCGAATCCAACCCCTTGGGTGTGGTCAACGTGGTGCCGTTCCGCAACGTCGGCGCCGCCGTCGCCGACACCACCCTCGAGCCCGCCCCCAGCGACCTGGATCCGGTCATGCCGATGCAGGACACCATCAACAAGCTGGTCGCCGACCTGATGATCGACGCCGAATTCGCCGCCTTCAAGCAGAAGGTGTTCATCGGGGTCAACGCCGCCACCGACGCCGAAGGCCGGCCGCTCACCAGCGTGGAGTCCGCGGCCAACCGGATCATCACCCTGACCAACGAGGACGCCAAGGTCGCCGAATTCAGTGCGGCCGACCCGACCGGGCTGATCAAGGCGATCGAGATGCGCAACCAGCAGGTGTGCGCCATCGCCCGCATCCCCCCGTACTACCTGCTCGGCCAGTCGGGCACCTTCCCGTCCGGCGAATCCTTGAAGGCTGCGGAGACCGGGGTGGTCCGCAAGACCGAGCGACGCTGCCGCGTCGCCTCGGAGTCCTGGGAGATCACCCAGCGCCTGGCGTTCGGGTGGCTCGGCGACGCCCAGCGTGCCGGGGCCTACAACGCCGAGACGATCTGGGCCAACCCCGAGACCCGCTCGGACGCGGTGGTGGCCGACGCCATGACCAAGAAGGCCACGGTCGGGATCCCGTTGCAGCAGCTCGAGGAGGACGCCGGGTACACGCCCACGCAGATCGAGCGCATGGACCGCATGCGCGAGGAGGAGAGCAGTGGAATCCAGCCAGCAGCCGCAGCCGGACCCACAACCGGCCCAGCAGCCGACCAGCCCGCCGGCGGCTGAGGGCGAGCGCGAGCTCGTCCCCAAGACCCAGGTCGACGACGCGCGCCGCGAGGCGATGCAGGCCCGCAACCAACTGCGCGAGCTGCAATCCGAGCACGCGGCGATGACCAAGCGCCTGGAGACCGCCGACGAGCGCGACAAGAGCGAGACCGAGAAGCTGCAGGCGCGCAACACCCGGCTGGAAAAGCAGATCGCCGAGATGACGCAGACCCAGACGCGCCACGAGGTCGCCGCCGACCGCGGGATCCCGGTCGAGGCGCTCGAGCACGTCGATGGCGACCGCGCCCTGCTCGAACAGACGGCCGACCGGGTCATCGACTACGCCAAGACGGTGGCCGGCCAGGCGGTCGAGGCGGCCCGCAAGGAATGGGAGACCGCCAACCCCAGGGTCAGGCGCTCAAGCGACCAGATCGCGCGCAGCGCCCCCGTGGCCGAACCCCTGGACATGAACGAGTTCATCCGCGCCGGATTCCGGCGCTAACCGATGTAGGACGGCGTCGACAGCGGCGGGACCGCGGACGCTAGGGCCGTAGCACCGGCAGGACCGGGACGGCGACAACACATCGCACAATCCCGGGAGGGCAGCAGCCATTCCTTACAACAACATCGTCGGACGGGCCGACGTCGCCGGCGTCATCCCCGAAGAGGCCTCGATGGAAATTATCGCCGAGGCCCCCAAGTCCTCCATCATCCTCACCTACGGTCGCCGGGTGCCGATGGGCACCAAGGTCTCAAGCGTCCCGGTGCTCTCCGCGTTTCCGGTCGCCTACTGGGTCAACCCCGCGGACACCGGCCTGAAGCAGACCAGCGAATTCGCGCTGCTGCCCAAGACGCTGACCGCTGAAGAACTCGCGGTCATCGTGGTCATCCCCATCGCCGTCGAAGAGGACTCCGATGTCGACCTGTGGGGCGTCGCCCGACCGCTACTCGCCGAAGCATTGGGCGCCACCCTGGACCAGACCGTCCTCAATGGCACCAACGCCCCGGCCACGTTCACCGACGCCAACATCATCCAGAAGGCGATCGACGCCGGGAACGCCGTCACCTACGTCCCGGCCACCCCAGCGCAATCCGCGTCGGACCTGCTCGGCGCGCTGGAGGCCGACGAGTTCTCTGCCAACGCGATCGTGGCCAAGCAGCTGCTCGCCGGGGCCGCGCGCATCTCGCAGATGACCGACATGAGCACCGGGATGACCCAGAACAACTGGTGGGGCGTCCCCGTCGAGTACCGCAACTGGGGGCCGCCGGCCACCACCATCGCCATCGCTGGTGACTGGACCAACGCCGTCGTCGGCGTCCGCCAGGACATCCGGTTCGAAATGTTCTCGGAGGGTGTCGTCCAGGACGGGGCCGGGGCAATCCAGTTCAACCTCATGCAGCAGGACCTCCGCGCGATCCGCGCCACCTTCCGCGTCGCGTTCGGCGTGGCGATCCCGCAGGGCGCCTCGACCCCGCCGGACCGCTACCCGTTCGCGGTCCTCAACACCGCATAGGAGCCCACACATGGCTGAGGCCAAGAGCACCGAGACCAAGGCGGCGGCGGCGAAGCCTGCCGCGGCCGACGAGCCCAAGACGATCACCGCCAGCTTCGGCGACGAGGGCGCCGACCCGCACGAGGTCGGATTCGTCGGGGTCAAGCCCGACGACGAACCGGACACGCTGGAGAACGTCGCCAAGCGGGCCCAGCAGTGAGCGAGGACCGCAGCAGCGCGGTGCGCGGGTCGCTGCCTCCACCGGAGGCGTGGCCCACCGTGGAGGAGGTCGCCGCGCTGCTGCGCGCCCGCACCAAGGACGTCAACGGCAACGAAGTCGGCACCTTCAACACGGAGACCCGCCCCACCGACGAGGGGGCCGGCGAGCTGATCGCCAACGCCGCGCAGGCGGTCGCCGGCGAGCTCGCCGCCGACATCCCCACCGTCCTCTACGGGTCGTTCTCGTTCTGCGTCAAGCTCTACGCCGCCTGCCTGATCGAGAAGGCGTACTTCCCCGAGCAGGTGCAATCCAACAGGAGCGCCTACGACCAGTACTGGGCCGAGTACCTGCGCGCGGTCGACGCGCTCGCGCAGCGGATCCCCAGTGAGGACGGATCGCTCGAGGCCTCCGGGATCGGGGTCCTCGGCCTCCGGCGCCCCTGGTCCGGACGCTGCTGCACAACGGGGCTCGGGTCGCCCCCAGGCTATCCGGAGCGGGTGTGCGCGGTGGTCAACTACGACGACCCGTGGTGCTGACGTGGGGCTGACCGTCCGCGGCGTCGACCGGACCGCGACACACCTGCGCGCGATCGGCGAGCGCGCCCAGCACCAGCAACCGGTCATGCAACGCGTCGCCGGCGACGTCGCGCGCCAGGTCACCGGCATCCCCGTCGACACCGGCCGGCTCTCCCGCAGCGTCGAGGTCCTCGAGGCCACCGACCAGGGGTTCAAGGTCGGTTCGCGCGTGGAGTACGCCAGGTTCGTCTTCGAGGGTACCCGGTACGTGGACTCCCAGCCGCCGAACGTGCCCCGCGACATCGGCCCGAGGACGGCGCAGGCGATGGCCGACGACATCATCCGATGACGCTCACCGTCACACCCGGCAGCGTCTACGGGCCGATCGTCACCGCCGCCGACGTCGAGGACACCATCCGCGACGTCCTCCAATTCTGGATCGAGAGCTACCTGTTCGAGCTCGAGCGCCAGCACGGCATGCCCGTCGGCAAGCTGCCCACTCCGCGGTCGTGGATCACCTCGGCGGACATCGAGAAGTTCCCCGAGGACCAAACCCCGGTGGTGGTCATCACCTCACCGGGCACCATCCCCACCGACCAACCTGGCGCCGACGGCCGCGGCCTGTATCGCGCGCGCTGGCGCATCGACGTCGCCACCCAGGCGGTCGCCGGTGGCAACCGCATCGCGCTGCGACTGGCCCGCCTGTACACCGCCGCGATGCGTGCCATCGCCGTCCAGCATCAGAACGCCGGCCTGGCGCGCCGCGTCGACTGGCTCGCCGAACGCTACGACGTCCTCGACAGCATCGACGACCGCACCGTCTGCATCGGCGTGGTCTCGCTGCGCGTGGAGACCTACGACGTCACCGACCGCAACACCGGCCCGCAGGAACCGGAGACCGAGCCGGGCCCGGACTCACCGACCTGGCCCACCGTCCAGACCCATGACGAGCTGATCGTCAAGTGGCCGCTGCCCGAGCCATTCCCGCCGGGCGACCAGTACCAGGAAACCTAGGAGGAGAGCATGCCAAGACCAGGCGTTGACGTCGTCATCGTCGACGGCGCGCCG